CAACTTCAAACTATATGGTGACAATTCACGGATTATGATTGGAGCCTTGAAGTGGATACGTGACTTGCCTTTGCATGTCTACGTAACGTGTTTGGCGAAGGAGGAGAAGGACGCTAATGATGTAACTCATTATTGGCCTATGGTGAAAGGAGCTTCTGTTGCAAAACAAGTTCCAGCTTTGTTTGACCACGTCTTATGTGGTGTGAGACGGACAGAGACAAACGATAAAGGTTTGCCAAAGGTAAAGAGATATATCGTTACGGACGAAGTGAGTGGGTGGCATGGCAAGACCAGAGACCCAAAGGGTGTACTGAAACCATTTGAACAAGTGGATGATGTCACTGAATTATTAACAAGAATGGCTACAGCCGAGGAGAAATAGTATGAGTGATTGGAACTTTACTAATCTTGACTTGTCTTCTGTCGAAGAAGGGTCAGGAAGCACACGCCTACAACAAGGTGTGTATACAGTGGAATGTAAGAACGCATCCATTGAACCCGTTGGTGCTACCAACAATCGTAAATTGGTTCTTGACTTCGATGATGTCGATGGTCAAGGTGATATAAGGGTGAACTTGAACATCAAGCACACCAGCAGTCAGGCACAAGAGATTGCCCTCAGACAGTTGAAATCATTTCTCGTCTGTGCTGGACACTCAACACCTGACAAGCCTGGGGATGTTGCGTCTCTGAAAGGATTGCAATGTAAAATCAGAGTCGGTTTAGGGAAACCTTGGACTGGTGACGATGGGGTGCAAAGACAGAGTTCAGAGGTCAAGTCGTTTATGCCTATTAAGGCAGACGCTAAGTCTGACAAGTCTGACCCTCCCGCAGATGACAAAGACTTAGACGACGAAATCCCGTTTTAGTCACTAGCAAAGAAGGAGTGGAAATCCTCCCCACTCCTTCTTTTTTTATACAGGTTTTAATATGGTCGAAGCACAAAAAATAATAGAAGCAATAGACGAGGGTTACGAGAAAGAGCCAAAAGAGAAAGCCAGAGATTATATCGGTGCATCTATGATTGGCACGGCTTGTGATGCCGAGATAGCATTTAGTCTGCGTGGGTTCCCAAACAACCCACCAACACCAAGACTCAAAAGAATATTTAGACTTGGTCACATTCTGGAAGACGAAGTCGTTAGAGATTTAAAAGTCAAAGCAGATGTCAGAGTCTGGGAAAAAGACGGACTGACTGGAAAACAGCACACATACGAAGAGTTGGGTGGTCACGTCGTCTGTCACATGGACGGACACATCCAGCTAGACGAGAGCAAAGAAGACTTACATGTTCTCGAAATAAAAAGCATGAACGATGCTTCATGGAAAAAGTTTCAGAAAGAAGGCGTGAAGAAATCACATCCAAGATATTACTCACAGCTACAGATGATGATGGGGATGTCGCAAATGCGTACATCTTTTTTTATAGCAATCAATAAGAATACTAGCGAATACCATTCTGAGATTGTGGACTATGATGACCTTGAGTTTATGTTCATTAAAGAACGGATTGAGAGGGTTTTACTTAACAAAGCGAGGAAGATTAGCGATGACGAAACAGATTGGAGATGCCGAGGGTGTTTTAAAAGGGGTGCGTGTTGGGGGCAAATTGATGTTCCCAAGTCATGCACGACGTGTAAGTTTGCAATCGCCAAGTCGGATGGTGACTGGCATTGCCAGAAACACGGACGAAGTGCCAGAGAACTGTGTAACTTTTACGAGCTTTATGAACCGTTGCCGAAGGGAAGCTGACATGAAGTATGAAGAGTTGGAAAAGAAATTTGTAACGTTACACAAAGAACGTTCCGAAGTTATGAAAGACATCGAGCATAACGAGAACGAAATCAACTCTATACTGGAACGCATTTCAAGAAGCAATCTTGAGAAGGATGACTTCGCAAAAGCCAATGATAAACGTAAGCATCTTCGCAAGGAGACCGTGGAACTTAACCACAAGAAGCGAGAGCTTGAAGCACAGATACAACTAATAAAGATGAGAATGAAAAATGAATAAGAAAAAATTTAATCGTACGTCCTTTCTAGGTACGGCAGACCAGCTTATCAACAGTGACAGAGCCAAGGTCTATGGGCCAGCAAAGAAGAACCATGAAGACATTGCTAAGATTTGGTCTGTGATTCTTGGTAAAGAGGTAACAGCTGAACAAGTTGTTATGTGTATGATTGGCTTGAAGATTTCACGGCTTATAAAAACACCAGAGCATGCAGATTCATGGGTGGACTTGTGTGCTTATGGAGCTATTGGAGGAGAAATAACAAATGAAAGTAATAGTAGAGAGCCCATACAAAGGGCTAAACGAGGCAGACCGAAAAAGAAATAAAGAGTTTGCACGTAAGTGTATGCTTGATTCATTAAAAAAGGGCGAGAGCCCTTTTTTATCTCATCTACTCTACACGCAAGTGCTAGACGAAGATGTAGAATCAGAAAGAAGAATAGGACTGGAAGCTGCATTTAAGTGGTACGAAGTTGCAGACTATGTTGTTGTCTACACAGACAAAGGTATAACCAAAGGAATGAAAGAAGGCATAAAGGTAGCCAGAGAACTGAACAAGACTGTTGAGTATAGGTCTTTCAAATGAAGGAAGTAATTGTTTACAGCCTGTGGTTGCTGATTGTTCCAGACGTTGAGTCGTCAGAAGTAAAACTAAAAAGACTAGAGTTTACCAGCCATGCAAGTTGTTTAGTTATGGCTAACTTACTTGAACAAAAGAGAGACCCCATTGTACAGAAGAAGCAATGCAGAAGGGTCATCAAGTATCCAACAGACCAAGACAATAATAATAAGTAGTTTGTTTGCTAACCTGTTATTCGCTGAGTTCAAAGTGTGGAGCGTCAATGAAAGGACGTCTGCCCTCAGACCTACGTAAGTCTATGTAAGCGTTCATAGCTTCTTCCATTGTTCCATCCCATTCACGAATGTCTGGTATCTGCCAGGCAGCGCCCCAACGGATTCCAACTCCTTCGTCTTGGGCTGCTTGTTTCATTGCGTCTGCAACGTCGTCGTACAGATTCAATTCCCAAGAGCCCCTTGAGCCAAGGTAACACATCAAGTCTACGGCATCACCAGTAAGGTGGCGTGACTTCATCGTCTTGGATGCGCCTTTTGCTACCAGTTCCTCTTGTTCTTCTTGAGTTCGCAGACCACAAATAACTCCGAAGTCAATTTTCGTAAGGGTTATGGCTTTCATAACAACAAGTTTCATGTTGTCATTCACGCCTTCAAGCTTGCCGAGGCTTCGCTCTGATAATTTAAATGTCATTTAGTTAATCCTTTTTGTTTCTCGTATGTCCTGAGTGACCCGATTCCGAGCATGCCACCGAGGACGGTTAAAAGTGTACCCATATCAAATTCTGGTAGCTCTGGTATTTCTACGCCAGCTATTGCACAGGCAAACACAATTAGGTCTTTAATTATAAAATGGTATAGGAAGGCAAACGCACACGTCCATCCAACTGCTGGTCGCCAACCGCCCTTGAACAGCGAGCCAGATGCAGCTTCAGCTTTGTTTACTTCTATTTGAGCGAGCGCTATCTGCTGGGCATGTTTCTCAGACATCGTGGCTATCTCGTGAGCCAACTTCGCCTTCTGGTCTTTGTCTTCAACAAATTTATCTAGTAGCCCTGTTATCGGGCCTATTAATGCTTGTATCATTTTCTACTCATCCATGCTGTTGTTCCCATATATGCGCCGACTATTCCAGCGCCTGATATATAGAATAGGTTACTAATATCCGCTAGAGCTTGTACTCGCTCTATTGGTACGAAAAACATAGCAAGAGTAAACGCACCCATTGCAATCAGTGTAAACCTAGCCATGCGTAACTGTGCTAAATTTTTTCGTAATTCTGTCTCTGTCTCTTTGATAGTTTTGATATGAGAGAGTTCTTCGTCACTCACAATACCATCACCATCCTCATCATACTCTGCATACTTTGATTGTTTTTGCAGCTTCTTCTGGGTCATCGTTTTGCCTTCAGTTCGTCTAGGCTTTTTGTTTTCTTGCCTCCGTCATACTCCCAGGCGTAACCACGATAGACCATCTCTTCGTTTAAGTTCGTCTGTCCTATGTAAATCCACCCCAACATTCTACCATACTTGCCGTCTTTTTCTGTCTTTACTCTGAGCCCTGAAGGTTCGCCGTCAGCAAGACGTCTTGTAAGAAATGCTTTTGCTTCGAGTCCCATCTGCTTTTCTTCGAGGTCACGTGTTCTGCTTTCT